AAGTATGCAACACAAGTTGCAACCGAATTAGGGTTTGATGCCTTTGAGCTGTAATCGCTCTAACAATCCCTCTTCGCTGATACCGTAATGTCTCTCAAACGCTTTGCGTCCCATACCATGTACGCCGCTGTTGCCTCGATGGTGTTCGGGGCAGAGTGGTATAACTGGTGCGTTTTTGCGTAAACCCCCGTGTCGGATGTGATGTATTTCTGCAGGTGTTTCACCCAATCCCAAAAAGTTACACAGTATGCAACCAAACGATGCCAGACGATCATAATGTTTCCTTTCTAACTTGTTCAACGTATTTGTCCCGTGTTTCTTTCGCCAAAATTTCAGCTTGTTCAACAATGTTTGATACTTGCTTAAATGCTGCTTCCCAATCGTTCTTTAACGCTTGCTCGTAAAATTGTTTGGTATATTTGGTCAAATCAAAATAACTTTCTGAATAATCTTTCATTTGTCCGCCAGAAGATAAAGTCCGACATTGCCAAGCGCATAGCCGAAATAGGTGATAGCAAGTGGATAGTTACCTTTTATCCCTTGCTCAAGGGAGATATAACTATAAATCAATCCCGTCACCACGATCAACCATGCACTCATATAAATTTCTTATCCATAATTCTGTTGTTAGCTTGCTCAGATCTCCACGCATCAAAGCGCATCTGCGCCGTTGCTAATCGCCAACGTAGCAACTCTACATTATAAGTTGCCTCGCCCAATGCTTTGCAATGATTTTGATATTCGGCACTAGCATACGCTTCACGCTCTTGCGCCGATACAGGCAAGTCTGGATACTTCTTCATTTGTATAGCTTTTAGGCTAGACTTAAATGCTTCCGCTTCTGCCAACTCTTGTCGTGCTTTGGCGTAAGCTGGCGCATTGTCCCATATAAACTTAATTGCTAATTCTGCGCTGTCATCATTCATGCCAACTCCGCTATACGTTTAGCAATTCTGCTACGAAAGTTGCCAAAATCCTCGCCTGGCAACGCATTGATACCTACTTCTTTGCCTTTTTCCATCGTAAGCTGTTCTGTACTGTACCAAGGCAATTTAGGTGCTTTGTGCGCCTTCTCTGTCATGTCTAATTCATCCTCAAATCTAGCCTGATTAAGCCAAGTACTAGCATGGGGAATAAACTCGCTAGACGTATCCTTTAGTTTCCAATACTGTATATGGTTTGGCAATGCGTCACTCGCCGAGTCTTGATCTTGCGGTGACAGTTTATGCCATGCTTTCTCTGCTTCCCGTCTTGATACTTTGCGGGGATACATCGCCCACCATTCTGCAAATGTCATTTTAACAATCGCCATACAATAAATTTTAGAATGAGTGCCAGAACAAATGACAATCCCAAGACACATAGGTAATATTTCATAACCCCATGTGTTTTGCAACGTCAATCATTACAAACAGTAACTGGTAATATTTGACAAAAAGCGCAAAGCCAAATAGTGACCACCATCCCCAATTAGCTTCGAAAGAATGTAATGTATAGGCAAGTAAAATTTCAATCATGTGTTTCTCTCCTTTAGTTTAGCTTCAATTGCATAAGAAAATGCAACATGGTAAGGCACCTTGTCAAAGCATTCTTGCTATATTTGCTCACGCTCTGTAATCGTCAATCCCACCCACGCAACAGGCTCTTGCTCAACCTCATAATCCAGCCCTAGTTCACGAGCGTTGTCGGCTTTCTTGTCTAGGGATAATTGCTTGGCTAACTCTGCTTCGAGTGCTGCAATAGCTTTACCTTCAATTGAATCATCTGTTACAAGATTTCGTTCTTTCAAAGCATCCAACGCTTGCTGCATAAACGCCGGAAAGGGTACGACGGCTTGCTCAGGCTTGGCTAACTCTGCCTGTAATGCACGAATTGCATCGCCGCAATGTGTATCCACTCGATTAAATTTCCAAGTCTCTTGAGGTGGATCGCTCATTAACATACGCCCATGTGATCCAATTGCCAAAGTTAAAGCATCCAACGCTTGCTGTAATAGTTCACGGGTCATTTTTTATTCCTCGCTAAGATATTCCAACATTCAGTCAACGCATCAGAGGCATCTTCAATGTAATCAAAATCTGCTTCAAGGCTTAAATCCATCGCACAATGCTCGTCATTTGTTTGAGTGCAAGTAACGTACAGCGTTTGCCATGCGTGACCATACATTTCAGATGCTCCTGTTGAATCTATTTTGACAGGGCTGTTGCATACTGGGCATGGTAGTAAGTTCATTCTTTACCCCTCATTCTGATGGCTTCGGCGCAATCAGTTACATCCAACAACGATTGATTGGTTTGATGCTCACGCAATTCTTCCAACCACTTCGCACAAGCCTCACGTTCGTCAGCTATGGCTTTTTGGATGTGGCTATTAAATTGTGCAACAACAAAATCAAATAGTATTTTTGCTGACTCATCTGCGTTACCCGTGAAAATTAATTTGTCATCATCAAAGCAAAGTGTTCCGATGCTGTCACCAAACATAATACTGTTTGGCATGTTCTGTCTAAATTGAAAACTCATTTCTCACCCCTTGCTCTATTAGAGATTGCTGCTCTAGCTTCATCCCATAAATTTGAATAATTTGCTACATGACCGTTATCAGCCGCTTTACATAAATTCTGCAACGCCTCCACCAATTCCTGATTCACCTGATGCAAACGGCGCAACTCATCTTGAAAACTAACGCATCTCTTATACGCTATCGCAACATCATTTTGAATTGACGCCGCGACCACGCCTGTTTCATATCCTCGACCCGAAAGAAAAAAGTTATACTTTTCTTCGTCAGTTTTGCAATCTGAAAATAGTTTCTCTAATTGTGTGTTCATTTCGCTTCCTCAATCAAACTTTCAAATACCGCACGTTCAACCAATGCGGCAAAGATTTCAAGCTGCACCAGCATCAGCTTAGACATAAACTCGGTATCAAATCCTGCGTCTTGCGCCAGCGTTTTCCATTGCTCTTTCATTTTGACCACTCCAGTTGTCCCCAGATTCCAGGGTGTTTTCTCGCCAAGTTAATTGCTTCTTCACAACTCGTATCTGCACCGCTAAATCGCCAAGCGGTAAATGGTGTACGACTGCCCCCAATTGCTACCTTTGCCCGTTGGATGCCAGGATACTGCACCATCGTCATAATCTTATGCACGTTGTAATCCTTGACACCTGTTAACTCAGCAATTGCCCTTGCGTTAATCCACTTACCGCCTTGAGCAATCACCGTGTCAATTATTTTTGTCTGTTGGGGTGACATATTCAATCCGTCCATCAGGGTAAAAAAGGGTATTTGCAATCCGACTAGGTTTGTACAGCAAATCCAAGCTGTTTGGTCTGGTAGCACATTGCTCAAGCGTAAAACCTTTGTATTCGGGACGTTTCATGTAATCAATCTTTTCACTCATTCTGACACCTCATATTTTGTATCAACAATCTCAGCGTCATCAATCTCGGATACATACAACTCGTACCCCATGTTTTCTTGCACACACTCCAATGCGTTGATTGCGTCTTTTGCAAGAATGTTGATGACAATCTTTTTGGTTACGGTCACGGTTACGTTAAATTCTTCAAACTCAGATAAATGCTCGTCACCGTGTATATGATCGTTGCGACCTGCGTCTGGATGTAATGTCATAGCTGCACCAACTCAAACCCGTTATTGATGTCATCCCACAACACATTTAAGGCTTCATATTCGCCGTAAGCAATAATTGTTTCTTGTGATGCCGTTTTTAATTGATCTGAACCATTGTTAGGGTCAAAACCAAACTCACGTTCCAACAAAATCAATTTTCGTTCAATGTGCTGCATTATTTTTTGTTTGCTAAATTTCATCATTTCACCTTAATCGTTGAATAAACAAAAATATTCTTTCGCTGTGTTTTTTGCATCTTTGAAATCAATACAAAAATCATCAATACTAACTACAAAATGTTTGGTGCTTTTTAGACGATAGCAAATACCTTTTTCTTTGTGTATCCAAAAGATCACTTTGCTTTTTTGTGATATTGACCAATCAATCAAACTTTCTTTTTGTACTTTCATTTTTTTTACCATTGTTCTAAACAAATAGACGCATACTTATGTTTTTTGTAATTTAATGCGTCATTTAGCGATTCATGTACACCGTACAACCAAAGACCCCTAGTGTCCGTTGTAACCTCAACCGCCCGACCATCATTTAACAAATGAATAATTCCATTATTAAGAGCTTGTGACCGATAATTTGTGCGGTTTTCATCAGATAACAACTGACGAATTGCTTGCGCTTCATCATCAAAAGTTCTGTAAACTATAAATGCCATTTTGTTCACCTGTATTTGTTATATGGCTTATTGCCATGACTAGATATTAAGCTAACTTAACAGTCTGTGCAAGCCTTTTTTGCTTTTTGTTGTAAATATTTCAACAAATGATTAGCAAATAGACTATACAAGGGTGGATAGCGTTGGCTATTCAGTCCTGATCCATAGCTTTACCAGAGTAATAACCTTTATTAAATTATGCACAATCAGCTACCAATCCTTCACGGGGATAATGTTCAATCGAACATACGCTTGTTTACCACCAATTCCGTATGTCTTGTGCAGTACCCATTTAAGTCTGCGTGGCTCGCTTGCGGGTGTGGTCAAGGCCAATCTTTCTTGAGTACGGGCGATTTAACCCTATTTGCTAACCCGCTCTGAGGAAAGCCAAGCATAAATAAAATAAGCCGTTTTAGAGAGTATTTTGCTGGCAGACCCTTGCGGGACATTCTTTGATAAATATTCCACCGGAATTTATCAAAAAACCAAAATACTCACTAAAACGGCTTCAATCATCGTCTGCCAGGACAATAACTACATTATACCAAAAAAAGGGAAGTTAGTCTTTTCCTAACAGTCACCATCCTTTTTGAGCGATTTGGTTTCTCGTTCCCTGGCTTTTCTCAGGGCTGCAATTCAGGCCAGATCTCTTGCCAAGATGCGGGAAATAAACCCTTTCGTGTGTATTTGCCCTTGCTATGCTTCTCAAGTTGCGCCGCTAGAAAAATTAGTTTTTCTTGTGGCACACCAGCAACACGCCATTGCGACACGGCTGCGGGACTAATTCCACACATCTTGGCCACCTTCGTCGTACCACCTAGTATGTCTATGATTTCTTTATGTTTCATAATTTCATTTTACTTAATGTTAAGTTTGCTTGCAACAACCTAAATAACCTGTTAAGATAACTTCACTATCAATCGTGATAGCAATCCAATACAGGTGATATATGCAAGAGTTAGCCAAAGCATTAGTCAAGGCGCAAAGTAGTATGAATCACGCCGCCAAAGATAGTAAAAATCCTCATTTCAAATCGTCATATTCCAGTCTAGTTTCAGTCATTGATGCCGTTAGACCGCATCTTTCTAGTAACGGTTTAGCTGTTGTGCAAAAAACACACGACGCTGAGGGTGGTGTATGTGTTGAAACCGTACTGATTCACGAATCAGGGCAAGAAATGTCGTTTGGGAAATTGTTTGTACCAGCTACTAAACAAGATGCTCAAGGTTACGGCTCGGCATTAAGTTATGCAAAACGGTATTCAATCCAATCCGCATTATGTATCGCTAGTGAAGATGATGACGGTAATGCCGCAACCAAGTCTGCACCTGTAAAACTGGTATTTGACGGTGACAAAGCGGTGGACGAAATGAATACCAAAAAGACGTTGCCAGACTTGCAAGCTACATTTGCAAAATGGTACAAAATCGCCGACGTAGAACAACGTGCTAGTCTGCAGGCGTTTTACGAAGGTATGAAAGAAGCATTACAGGAGAAAAAATAATGAGTAATGACCTTAACCGTTGTGAATTTATCGGTCGCTTGGGCAAAGACCCTGACCTACGTTTTGCACCTTCTGGCGGTGCTGTGTGTAACTTTTCTATTGCCGTTGGATACAAGTCCAAGGAAAAAGAAACGACAGAATGGGTGCGTGTGACCGCATTTGGCAAGCTGGCAGAGATATGTGGGGAATACCTTAAAAAAGGCTCACAAGTCTTTGTAGCGGGTCGTATGACTACTCGCAAATGGCAGAAAGATGGTGTTGACCAATACACGACTGAAATCGTGGCAGATCAAATGCAAATGCTTGGCGGCAAGTCAGAACCCGTTGACCATAGCAAACCCGTGTATAGCGGAATGAAACCCAAAGCTGCATCTTTAGCAGATATGGATGATGATCTTCCCCCATTTTAATAGGTGATATATGAGCGAACATTGGTATTCTAAAGACGGGCAACCAGCGTATACGGTTGTAGGCTCAAACGGCAAAGAGCGCAACACAACTATTCGTGATGCTCGCAAATTAGGCCTTGTGCCGTCGGTGACTACGATTTTAGGTTTATTGCATAAGCCTGGACTTGAATCGTGGAAGATGCAAAACGTCCTACTGGCGGCATTAACCTTACCGCGGGAAGATGGCGAGTCAGAAGTAGACTGGATTGCTCGTGTGATGCTAGATTCCAAAGCGACGGGTAAAGACGCTATGGAAAGAGGCTCAAGGATGCACGATGTGTTGGAAAACTTTTACACCAAACAACGCATCGGTATCTGGCCTTCGTATTGCATTGAAATTGACCGTTCGTTGTATTCGCATTTTGGTGATCGTAACTGGATTTCAGAAAGGTCGTTTAGCGATCCTATGGGATTTGGCGGCAAAGTTGACCTACATTGTGATGGGATTGTCGTTGATTTTAAGAGCAAGGAAGGTAGCTTAGAATCAATCAAAGCATACGATGACCAACTCATGCAGCTTGCCGCTTACCGCATTGGTTTGAATATGCCACGAGCTAGATGCGCTAATGTATTTTTCACAGAACAAGGTGATGTAAAAATCATTGAACATTCTGAGGATGATTTGCAATTAGCGTTTGATTGTTTTGACCATCTTTTGCAGTATTTCAAAACAAGCAAAGGTCTATGATTTCTGCGCCGAACGGGGTGTCCCAAACTCCTTGTTCCCCTAGTAGGCGCACCCTTTTTACAACAGTTTGTTAAGTTAGCTTGCGTAATACATTAAGATCGCTTAATATGTCATTGTTATCAATCATATAGGTGCAACATGAAACAAATTTTATTAGCTTGCGTAGGCTGGTTGTTGATTTTCACCCCCGTCATTATTTGGTGGCTTCAATGAAACATAAACATTACAAACTGATCGTCGCTTGGGCAGAAGGTCTTGTTATTGAGCGCAAAGACGAATTCAACGATTGGGAAGAAATTGAGAATCCTCAATGGAATGAAGATACAGAATATCGAGTCCAACCAGAAAAGGAAACAACATGAACAAACCACACAAGCACGCAGACCTAATTAAAAAATGGGCTGACGGTGCTGAGATTGAATATGCTGTTGATAATGAAAACAACTGGTTTTTTACTAGTTGTCCAAATTGGGAATACCCTTTTTGTCAATTCCGAATTAAGCGTCCCGACTGGCAACAAAAACTGATTGATGCGGCGAAAGAAGGCAAAAAAGTGCAAGTTTTTCGTGGAAGTCATTGGGTTGAATCAGCAATAAACGACGTGTTAGATGATTACGGTTTTTTAAATCGTACAGAAGATATGTATCGTATTGAACCAGAATTTAAACCTGAGTCTAAACCTGACAATGAAATATTGTATTCCGTCTACAATCAAAAAGTAACTCAATATTGTCGCGCTGAAGCGGCTGATTTCAAAATAATTTTTGATGGCAAAACTGGCGCATACAAAGGCGTGGAGAGTCTAAAATGACACAACAAGAGTTAATTATCAAATGCCTCAAGAAAGGCTGGAAATCGCCCCTAGACGCATTGCGGGAAGCTGGTACGATGAAACTATCAACCCGTGTCGGCGAACTGCGTAGGGCAGGTTGTGTCATCTTAGACAAATGGCATCCAAGTCGTGCTTATAAACTTTACAAAATGGTGAAAAATGCAAAACCCATCGTTGCTAGACCCAAAATTCAAGTATGTGCCAGCAAATCAAACAAACGTGGCTGAAACATTTAAGCGGTTTGGATTTGTACCACCAAGCCAAAAGAAATAATTACTTTTTAGGCGCAGAAGGATGCGCCTTATTTATTGGCGTTTGCTCATGCTTTTTTAATTCTTTTGCCAATTCTTTTACTTGGTCTTTCACAACTTCGTAATTGCTTTTTTGAGTGCCCTTACGTTCATCTTTGTATGTAAAATTCGTAGCCATTTAGTCCACCATTTTTAATGCGTCATGTTTGACACGTTCAACACGATCTAACCAACCCTTACCGAATGTCGGAAATGTCGGTAATGATTCATAAAATTTAACTTTTTCGTCAGAAAACCGAAAAATTGTTACATCTGGTGGAAACTTAGACACGGCATCCAATGTCATCTTGCCTATCTGCCCATCCACCGTCGCATCAACACAACTTTGCAAAGTCTTAATGCTGCGACCAACCCCGCTATTGACAGCAAAATCAAATACAACATAATCCAAACCTGTCGGCAAATCGTCACAACGACACGCATCCCAATACTTCCGCTTATACAATGGCTCTACGTCTGCAGAAACTAAGTTACGCATCTCTTTTTCGTTGGACGCACGACCTACCCATGATTCCCAAACTGATTGCGTAACACCTAAGTTTGTGCGACCGCCTGGATCTTCCGGGTTATCGCTATAACCACCTTCTGATTGCAACAATAAAACAAAGCACCTGTTCCAATTCATTTAGAGGCAACACCTTTTGCTTTATCTAGCGACCGCAAGCCACCCATGCCGAGCATACCCATCAATATTTGCATGGTTAGCGATGTATCAATAACTGGAAATGCGCCGTGGTAGCCGACCATCGTTGCGATGAATCGTGCTAATGGCTCAATGATGGCAACGTAGCCTAATCCTAAACCGCATACCCAACCTGCGAATGGCCGCCAGCCGGATACAAATATGCTCGTACTTGCTGCTTCTACTTTGTTAATATCCATCTGACCGCTGATAGCCGCCAAGTCACCTGCTTGTTGCATCTTGACTAACTCTAATTGCGCCGCCGCCGCTTGTGCGGGGTCTGGAAACAATCGAGTAATAAGCGTATTACCAATACTTAATAGTGCGGTAATCGGATCCATTATTTATCCTGTTTCAAATCAAGTTTGTCTAATATCTTGTTGAGCATCGTTTTGACTTCGCTCATTGAATCTTTGAAATCATCACGCTTTACAAAATCCGAGTGCATCTTTTCGTAAAAATCTTTGATTTTATCTTTCGATTCTTCGCTAGAATCCCAAATGACTTTCACTAGCCAAACGACCAAACCAAGTAATATGCCAAAAACTGTATTAAATGCCGCTTGATAGTCCATTACTTTTTCCCAAAATCGCTTAGTTTGGTTTTTCCAGATTGTGCATTTTGTTTCATGCGTTGTAATTCTGCCGTTGCCGCTCTTTGTTGCGCTTTAATTATACTTTTTTGTGCATTAGCTTCATTAAATATTCTAACGCCAGCACCAACGACGGGCAATCCTTCTGCCGTTGCTTTTGCTGTTGTTCTAGCCAGTCCACCGAGTCGTGCCGTAATCCCTTGTAATCGCTCACCTTGTAACGCTGCGCCTTCGTAACCGTGACCGCCAGGCATGATCTGACCGCCGTAATTTAACGTATGAAATTTAGCTACTTCTTCGGGGTCAAACGCATATTCTATTTTTTTAGCCCTTGCATTCATCACTTTATTAGCTGCTTGATGCGACCATACGCCAGCGTTCTTTGCGCCATCTTCGTATACCTCTCGTGCAATTGATCCTTTCATTTCAGCCAGCACCGATGTAGCCGCTTGTTGCAATTCTGGCGGTACAGGCAACTCGAACCCTTCGCCTCGGATTGTTCCACGCTCAAGCATTTCTGCGGTATTGTAAATATGCCGCCATTGGTCAAACGGCATACTGTTTAGCGTCTGCATAATCTTTTCAAATGGCACAGCAGTTTGCACACCGTTGGGGTCAATATCGCCAAACACTTTCTTAATGCCTGCTGATTCAAATAACACTTTTTCCGCACGATGCAAAGCATCCGCACGTTTTAACAAATCACCACCACCAGCCGCAGCAATGTCTTGATCTATTGCACGATTGATAACCTTAATTACGCCAGCGTTATCTTTTGTCCAATTGGCGTTTAATGCTTTTCTTACCGCATCCCACGCACCAATGCTATTAGGTGCATAGACGTTACCATGTTCATCCTTAAACCCAACGGTACGAGCCAATTCAATCAATTGACCTGCACTATTGGCTACGTTTTCATTACCTTTTAATCCCAATCCAGCCTTAAATTGAGGATCATTTAATACTTCATTTACATTTGTTGTCTGTATAGGTTTATCACCTACTTGGTTTCTAGCTTCTTCATACAGTTTATTTTTTTCTTGGTTAATAAAACCAGACAAACTATTTTCTTTTCCGGCAAATGTTTCATTAACCCGTTCACCACGTTCGTAATCGTTTTTCAATACGGGGTCTGCGCCTGTTGCCTCAATACGCTGTTGAGCATAACTTGACAGCGCACGTTGCTCTTCTGCCAATTGATCTTTCATCAATTGACCTTGTGGCGTTTCACCTGCCTTTTTTGCTAGCATTACTTCGTTACGCAATGTGCTTTCATTGCCTGTCATCACGCCCGTTCTAACTTTGTCGCTTTGCAATATTTCTTGAGCAATCTGCGCCCTAGTTTGTTGTTCAGTCAACGGTACGTCATTTGAACCATTAGATAATTTAACGACAGGGAAATCGCCACCTCGTGCTGTTTCCTGATTAACAAATGGCTCGTAAGGATTACCCTCAGCTTTTGCCGCACCAACGCCTTTTAATTCTTTGAATTGTTCGTCTAGTGTTGGTTTTTGTGTTGAGTCAAATACTGGTTCTCTGCTTCGGTCAATCGGCATTTCATTTTTAGCGGCAAATTGTTCTTGCAATGTTTTGCCAACATTTTTACCAACTTCGCCTACTTTGCCACCCGCGGCAACCATGCCTGTGTTAGCCATCCATTCAAACGTAGCAGGGTCAACCCTTTGGCCTGTTTTTTCATAAAACTTGTCGGATAATGCTTGTGCGCCTTCACCTATATTCTCGCCAATAAACCGCATGATTCGGCTTGAGGCTTCATTTTGAACCATCTTGTCGTTTTGATCTATGCCAAACGCCTTCCCAAACGGCCTAGAAAACGCCTCAGTCGCTTGATTAGTAATGTCTTTGGCAAAGTCTTTGCGTACATCAAAACCCGCTAGACGGGCGGCTTCCTCACCTACTTTGGCAACAGGATAAGTTAAAAGATTGACCGCCGTGGGGATGACTGCGCCTACGGTGTTATTTAATAAAGATACGGTTGACTTGCCAAACTCACCCGCTAATTCGCCTAAACTTCTGTCTTTTGGCTTTTCCTCAATGCTTGCTTGTGTTTCTTTTCTTATTTGATTTTCTTCGCTTGCCGATTTTGCACGAGCGGAAAACGTAGACAAGTCTTGGGGGGCAAAGTCTTTGACGGATTCTGGTGTAAACGGTTTAGATTTTTGACCTGTTGGCACACCAATGGTTGAGCCTGGCAACCCTGCCCAATGTTTACCCGCAAGCTGTATCGCCTTTTCTGTATCGCCACGCTTTATAGCGTCCAATGCGCCGCTTTCATCTAACAACCCAATTGCCGCAAGTTTTTGATTTTCTTCTGTAAAATCTTTTAACCCTTGTTTCTTTTTTTGGTCATCCCATGTTGATTTAATAATCTGGTATTTACCCGCCGCCGTTGACGTTGCGCCACCAGAGTTAAATTTGACGGGAATATTGGGATGCTCGGATAAATCCTTAAACTGTTTGTAGCCTACTGTTTCGTTTTCAGCAGGATAACCTTCGTGCTTATGGATACCAGATAAAAACCCTTGCACGTTTTCATCTTTGAGATAACGCTCATAGTCTTTAGGCGCAGATTCAGCACCAATAGCTTCCATTGCACGATCTGAAAACGCCATTATAGTTTCCCTGAAATCAGGTTTTCGTATTCGTCACCTTTTTTCATAATCTTTTCACGTTCTTTAGGTGATAGGTTTTTCATAAACTTAGCTAACTCACCTTGTTTATCAGCTTCTAATGCCAAGATAACATCAGGGTCATAAGCATTCCCCATTTTGGTAAGGTATGCTCGTTGCGCTCTAAAATCGTTACCATGCAATTTAGCTACGTTATCAAAGCCTTCGTTTAGATTTCTCGTATGTAGCATCAAAGGCTTAACAGATAGCAATGATCGTTTGATTGCTTCTGGCGTTGCGTCGGGGTCTGCTAATGTGTGTTGTGCATTGGTCAAAGCCGCTACCGTTCCGCCGCTTGGCATCATCTGTTGCAGGTAAGCCGATGCACCTGCAAGGTCTTTTACCAACACCGCTCTTGCCGTTGCCGCATCTTGTCCTATACCAAACGCACCGCCCGTATACGAGTTAAATTTAGCCGCAGTACCACCTAATTTACCTTGTATCATTTCATCGGCAGCGTTTACAGCTTCGTTGATTCGTTGCAGTCCAGGCCCGACACTTTGCGCCGCTTGTGCCGCTTTCGTGCGAGTGTCTTGCAACTGTGCCACCGTTGTCGGCGTTTCAGTTTCGCCAATCCGCATATTATTAGCCGCTGGCAATGGCTGTTGTTCCATTTGTCCAGTAATCGGACTTTTAACCGTAACGGTTGGATTGCCTGACAAATCAGTCCCTTGTACCGTTTGCTGACCCATTACATTCGCTTGTTGTGTGGATGCAGGAATAAACATATTACGAATCGTGCCAACGTGATTCATAACCGATTCTGGATTGCTTTGCGCCGCTGTAATTAAATGAGCAATAATTGGCTCAACTTTATCCGCTGGTACACCTGAATCTATCAATCGTTGACGTTGCAATGCTAGTTTTCTGGTAATTGCTGATTTATCTTTACCAGCACGAATATCAGGGTCAACCGCCAAAGCTGAAACCCCCTCACTTGCCGCTTGATATTGTTTTTGATCTAACCCAAATTGTTTCTCAATCGTACCAATTTTTGCTTGCTTAGTCGCTTCTTTGGATTGCTCAACAAATTCAGGGTTTCTTGCTTTGGCAAGATTGACTTCTAATTGTGCTTTTTCTAACTCAAGCGGGTTAATTTGTTGTTGTTGTTGATACGCTTGTGCGCCACGGGCAATATTTAACATATCACCCAAACTGGTTTGGGCAGGTTGTTTCAGATTACCAATGATGCCAGCATCAATCGGGTTGGGGTTAGCCATCGTTGCCATTATTGACCCCCTAATGGTGTTAATGGAGTACCTTGTATTAAACCATCCATTGATATGGGAAATGATTGTGTAAGATTATTTGTAGACGCATTATTGCCGTATGGATTTTTAGGCGATAGCAATTGACTAAGCAAATAGTTATTACCCGCTGTGGATAATCCGTTTGACAGCGCATTGGCTTGTCCGACTTGTCCTGCCGCTTGAGCGTTTGCCGCCCCTGTGATACCACCTGCCGCCGCTTGTGCGCCGCCTGTTGTCAATCCAACGGTATTCGCACCCAAACCTGTTGCCAAGTTTGCAGATTGTGTCCCATAAGCACCTGCAAGATTTGATAAATTTGATCCAGTATTTTGTGCCAAATTAGCCAAGTTTGAACCTGTGTTGGTTGCAAGATTGGTGCTTGACGGTGCAAGTGTGCCGAACATACTGGATAATGCACCGCTATATTGTCCGCCAGCTTGGATGTTTTGACCCGTAGCCGTTGTACCCAAATTAGCAATACCCGCTAGTCGGTTGTAAATATTGTTGTTTTGCGTCTGATAGTTATTAAAAGCATTCTGATACGCATTACCCGCATAATTTTGTGCAAATATATCGGCAGCATTAACCATGTTCGAGCCGCCGCCAGCAACATTAAATGCTTGGTTTGTCGCACCTAAACCTTGTTGTAATTGCCATTGGTAATTAGGCGCAAGCTGACTGTTCAAATCTGCATTATTAAATGTATGCGACAATTGAGGAATCAGGCTTTGTAATTGCGTAGCCGCCGCACCACCCGCATTTTCATACGGCTGTAAATTATTGTATTGTTGCTGATATAAATTAGATTGATCGCCGTATTGAGCGTTATACAGATTGTTTAAGTATTGTTGTTGTCCTTGTTCTTGCCCAAGTACACCTTGTGTACCCTGACCATAATATTGACTAAGCGCATTAGTCCCTTGCCCGTAGGCTTGATTAGCGTATTGTTGACCTTGACCATAAGCACCTTGCAAAACAGGAATACCCGCCAATGCGGTTTGCTGTTGCAATTGTGCCGCTTGCGTTGCCGCATCTGCTTGGGTTTGTGCCGCACTTTTTGCCGCACCACCACTTATTGCCGAGCCAAGTAACGATGCGCCACTAGCAATTAACGCTGTAACAGGATCGTTAAACTTTCGGATGCGACCAAACTTGGGATCGCCGCCAAGGGGATCACCAATCGGATCAAATTCCGCATTGCTGCGGTTTAGGTAATTCTTAGACATATTTACTCCCGTCGCATCTTAATAAGATTTTAACCGAGTCCTTAGATAACTCAATAAAACCAAGTCTTTTGCAAAAATTTAACCCGTCAATATTGTCATTCATCACATAAGTTATCGCATAACCATACTGATCTAGCACTTTTTTCAAAGTCTGCTTAATGTGCAAACGCATTGACGCACCGCATGGTTTTCCATATCCAACATGAATCTCATTACCTTTTAACAATACCGCACCAATTATTTCTTTTTGTTTCCACAGCGGGATAATTTCCCACCCTTTCAATGTTTCAATAAATATCTCTTTACTAACTGGCAACTTAGTCTTGACCGATTCGTACAACATATCGGCAGCTTTAGACAATGCTTGTGATAATTCCATTTGTCACCGTGATTGTTTTAGGCGTTGTGTCACCAGACTTAAACGTACCAGTAGCCCCGCCCGTAATCTGACCGCTAGTAATAGAAATCGGCACGTTACTAGCCGATGTAATCTGCCCAACAGAATTCAATGTAAACTGTGCGACTTGTCCTGCATTGCCATACGTCCCCGCACTTGCGCCTGTGGATGATAATGACAACGTAATCACGCCTGGCGCATTGGTCACGGTCACACCCGTCCCCGCGGTCAGCGTTCGCAAGGTATAGCCCGTATTGTTACCAATCAACAATTGACCACTTGATGGCGTTGTAGATGTTCCCGTACCGCCGTAAATTGTTGGGACAATGCTATTTACAGATGCACCAACATAACTTGGGTTTTGCAACCATAGCAACCAAGGGTAACTAGGTCGTTGCGTAGTCGGATCTAAAAATGGCGTTTGTGGATACGCAATATTGGTGTTGGTCGTGTTAGAAGTAGCCATCAGTTGCTACCT